CACTTTCTTTGTGAATGATTACTTTTCCTTTGTGAGTGACTTTAACATTGCAATCAACTTGGGGTGTGGGTACACATCCGCCTTGTCTGGTCTAACCGAATTGTGTGTAAATACACCTTCCTCGCCCTTCAATGCCCGTTTGCTCACTTCCCAAATATCCTCGTTGTATGTCAAATCAATGCCGTATTTGGTTGACCAATGGATCAACAACTCCTTCACAGATTCGATTTGTGCATCCGTGTAGTTCTGCCAATACTTATAACCCTTGTATGGTTTATCCAACTCAATTACATCGTCCTTCTTAATTTCACCACCTACATAATTATAATACTTACCACCTTTTTGTGTTAATGGTCCATAATTACATATCTCAATACCGATTGATGAACGATCCAACGGAAGGAATGGCAACCCCTGGGACATGAAGTGTTTTGTACCTAACCCCAAATGATACGCCCAACACTCACTTCCAAACCCTTGCACGATGGTTCCGTCATTGCTGATGGCTACGCAAGTTGCAACCTTATTGCCTTGTGATTCCCAAAATTGAAACACTTGTTCGCCACTTGGTCCACCCGCCGTGTGGTGTAAATAGATTTGTTTCTTTTCAATCTTTTCGTAGTTATACGACCTAAAATGTACTTGTTTAGTTTTCATCCTTCTTGCTAAATTTATCTATTGATGTAAATCCCAATGTTAAAATCGTTACCCATTCAACCGCTTCCACTAATTCTTTGGATGGTGCTATCTCCTGGGGTGACATAGAATTGTGTGCCATTGTTCCAAATAGTACAAACGCCCCAATGATTCCCACGAAACGCTTTGAACTGAATTGACCTTGGTCACCTTTGAAAATCTCTAATATCTTTTTCATTATCCTTGGCCTCTACTGGCCTTTTTTGATTTGTGTTTGTTAATGTGCTTTGTATGTCTGCCCAACTTGTTTTTGGGCTTTGCACGGAATGTCGATGTGTTGGTTGCCTTTGCCATTATTTGTAAATGTATAAACGGAAGTATTGAAAATCCTCTTTGCCACCTTCTTCAACATAGTTCAAATAAGCATCGTATATCGGGCCACTATACTTGATTTCCTCGGTTGCCGTGTCAATACCACTTCCAATCATCTTAACCGCGTATACTTCAACCTTTTTTGCCAATGCTTCCGCTTTGGCTTCCGCCTTCTTTACATCCTCTTTCAACGCTTCCTTTTCTGCAACCTTTGATTCAACCATCTTTGCATTCATCGTTTGAGCCATTTTGGTGACTTCTCCCGCACTTTCTACATTTTTTGATACCTTGCTAAGCAACGCATCTATTTCGTCGATTGTAGGGCTTTGTTTTGCGTTTGCACTTGTGAACACATAAGCCGTCATAAATAGGGCGGTGAAAATAGTTAATGCCGTTCTCATAGTTTTTTCATTGTTTGCATTATACGAATCTCGGTCATGGCCGATGCCAAACAAGAATCGGATCGTTTTAACGCGTATGTCAACTTATCAATCTTGATATCCAACGCCTCAATCTTGAAATTGGCTTTTTCAATCTGTTCCTTATAGCCCGAACGCAAGTCCATATACAAATAAGACACAGCCAACAACATGCAAAAAGAAACGGCCGCAATTGGATTTTTCTTAAATTGCTCAAACGAAACGGGCAACGCATTGGGGGTTTTCTTGACGGCGGTCATATTCTAATAAAACGATTTCAAAACCAATTGTTATGATTGTGGAGGGAACGGTGGGGGTGGGGGTGGGATATACTCGGCTTGGGGTAAATCAAGAATCCAAGCGTATTCACTTGCTTCAACTTCTGGTTTGTCCTCATCGGAAAGAAACAAAAACCAAACTCCGTTTATATCTTGAACGCAATTAAAAAATTGATAAGGCGTGTAATACTGCCCTTGAATCAAATCCTTTTGTTCGGGTGTAAGTGTGTATCCTATCATACATTTCGGCTTAAAGTGGTTTGAAACGCTTGAACTGCGGTGTAAAAGTTGGATGCTTGAGTGTCGGTTAATCCGTCACCGATGGAAGCAAACGCACATTGTCTATTACTAAATTTTGCAGCAGTCCCATTTTGATTCCAAGCACCTAAATATAGATTATTTGTGGGCATTGTAGTTTGGGTTTGATTTGTAGTCGCACTGCTGATAGTTGAATTATTTTTGTATGCTCTCAACAAATTTATAGCAGTTCTTGACATTGCAAAAAACCCCAAAGAATTTGTACCATTAACTTGTATTTGTGTTCCAGGTGTATAATCATACGCTTGTGCTAAAAATTGGTCATTTATTAAGCCTTCTTTACCATAAATAATTAATTGCAATAACGGCAAAAATGTTCCAATGTTATTTACACAACCCATTTCAGCCCTAACAGTAGTCCCAGCATTATTTGTTCTTGAATAATAACTTAAATGGGTAGAATTTACTGAAGATAAAACACTATTTGGAATCAAACTTGTGTCCATATACGCACTCGTTCCGTTTGGAGTCACCCCCGTACTCGCAAAAGTCCAACCGCTTGTAAACGTACCCGTAAATGAACTGCTCTTCAAGTTCTGTGCACACGCTGCCGCACTTGCCCCCACCATTGGATAAATGGCTTTCATGGGTGTCCATAGTGAATTGGCTTTTAACGCAACTACTAAAGTATTCACCGCTTGTTTTTCGGTATTAGATAGCGTTCCTCCTGCCGTAGTTACACGATTGAAAAACGCAACCGCATCCGCATCAAATGACGCAATCTGTGATGCTATTATTCCACTTGTTGCCAGTATCATTATGCTATATCTCCAAATAAATATGCTTCTGTTCCCGAAATAAATACCAAAGTTGCACCGCTATATTGGGCGTTCAATTTCAACTTTGCGCCATTGCTTCGGATTGTCATCCCACTACCCGCCACAACCGTTGTTTGACCCGCACCATATTGAGCCAACAAGATTTGTGTACCCGCTGAAAAAGTTGATGCGGGAACGGTCAAGTTGTTTGCACTCGCCACATTCATTTCAACCAATTTATCGGCATCAGATGCAACCAATGTATAGGATGCCGTTTGTCTGTTTGCCGTTACAAGTTTATTGGTCTTAGAATCAATCTGTGTTTGTGCATTGCTTGTAAGCGAATTGATGTATTGAAATTCGGTGCTTGTAACCGATCCATCCGCAATTGCAGTTGCATTAATTCCCGTTGCAGGTGCCACACTAATATCACCACTACCCAATAAAGAAGTTGAATTGATGGTTTTGATATTTGTGCCACTCACCAATGTTGATTGTACTGCCACATCCCCAGAACCCAAAAGTGAATTTGAATTTACTGTCTTGATGTTCGTACCCGAAACAAGTATTGGTTGTTTGCCCGTAAACTGCGTTTGGATATTATCGGTCAACCCGTTCAAATAATCAAATTCCGCATTGCTAATTACTCCCGTGCTAATTTTGGAAGCATCAATTCCACTTGGGATATCACTTGCCAATAAATCCGCACCCGCAGTTACTAAACCTTTGGCATCATATGTGATTTTGGTTTTAGTAGATGCCGTAATCGCGGCGTTTTCATCAACCTTGCCATCCAATGCGGTTTGCAAATCGGTTTGGTTTGACAAAGTACCCGTGATTGAACCCCATGTCGTTCCACCACCGCCACCACTATATTGTGGGATGTTCAATGTGTTACCAACCAAAGTTGATGCACCACTTGTTCCCGTTGTGGTTAAGGTCAACGAACCTTGTTTGGCGTTTAATTGTGTTTGAATCGCACTTGTAACACCATTCAAATACCCAAATTCGGTATCGTCTACAGTACCCGCACCAATATCGGATGCCGACAATACCACCGCACCCGTTTTACCCGCAACGCTTTGCACGGGTGATTGTGCTTTGATTTGAGCAATGCTTATTTTCTTTGTAATATCATCGCTGATATCTACAATTGGCAATACATCATCAACGGCGATGGTTATTATTGCGGTTAAATCGGTTATTTTCTTATCAGCCATTTTATGTGGTTATTATTATTTTGCTTGAATCTTGTTGTAATAAAAAATCGCCGTCTTGTTGTAACAAAAATCCCGTATTAACAACAACGGGTTCACGGGTAATATTGCCAATGCCTTGCGCCCATAACGAACCATCACAACACTTGCGTGAATACTTCAATGTATCCTTGCATAAACAGCCCCGCGTTCCACCCCCTTGTGGTGAACTCCGTGATGGTGTTTTCCATCCTTGC